AGGTCTCTGGTGTGAAGCCGGGCGCGATCCTGACGCCTTCTGGCATCAGACGCCCCGGCTGTTTGCGATAGTCGCCGCTGCATCGGCCCGCGTGATTGAGCGGGAACAGCAGGGGCGCGCGTGGTTGGCGTGGCACGTTGCCGCCCTTCCTCGCGTGAAGAAGTTCCCGACGCTGGAAAGCCTGATGGGCATCAAGCGAACGGCCAAGCGCCAGAGCGTTTCCGAGATGGAAGCGATCTTCGCGGCTTGGGCAGCGAGAGGATAAAACGATGTCTCAAGCTGTCGTCGGCGCGCTTAGGGTCAGCCTAGGCCTTGACTCCGCTCAGTTCACGGCGGGCCTGACCGCAGCGCAGCGGAACATGAAGCAAGTCGGTGACCGCATGAAGGCGGTCGGGGCAACGATAGCGACGGCGGGCATCGGCATCGCCGTCGCTGCCGGTGCGGCCTTCATAAAGCTGGGCTTCGATGCGCTTCAGGCTGCGGACGACATAGGCGATGCCGCTGCCCGTCTGGGCGTAACCGCCGAGGCATTCCAAAAACTTGAGATCGCCGCCACGTCAGCCGGTGCTGCGCCCGGTTTGATGACCGAGGCGATGGACAAGCTGAACGTCGGTTTAGGCGCGTTCATGCAGACGGGCGGCGGTCCTGCGGCCGAGGCGTTTAAGCAGCTTGGCCTGTCCAGTCAGATCGCCAGCGGTCAGATCGCGACCGCCGATCAGGCATTTTATGCGGCGGCCAAGGCGCTCGAAAGCATCGAGAGCCCGGCGGAGAAAGCCCGGCTGTCTGCCCAGTTGTTCGGCCGCGCTGCCGGTGCGGATATGCTGGAAGTCCTGGCGCCGGGCGAGGCTGCGCTCCGGGGTTACGGAGAGGCGGCGGCGGCTTCCGGGCGCGTGATGTCTGCCGAGATGGTGGAGAAGCTGTCCGCTGCGAAGCTGACGATTGACACCACCAGTCAAGCCTTCATGCAGATGGCTCAGGTGATGGTCGGTGATCTGATCGTCGGCTCGATGGGCTTCCTCGACACCCTGAAGCCCATGATCGAACAGGGCAAGGCGCTGGCCGCCCAGATTGGCGCGTTTCTGGGGCCGTCGTTTGCGGAACTGGCCGTTAGCGTTAGGTCGCTGATGTCCGGTCCGTTTGGGCAGGCGCTGGTGGCGACGCTGCGGCTGCTTGCACAAGTCATCGGGACGATTGCCGTCGTCGCGATCAAGCTCTTTGTTGAGTATCTGAACTTCCTGGCTGGGGCCATCGACACGACCGCGCGAAATGTTGCGGGCTTCGTGGATAGCTTCATGGCGGGTTTCCGGTTCCTATCGACCGAGGTTCCCGCCTTCATCCAGAAGATGGTTGACGGGGTCGCGCGGTGGCTGACCGGCAAGCTGTTCGATGTGCTGAAGGGCGTCATCGACAAGGTTAAGTTCGTCAGCGACGCGTTCTTCCGGCTTTACGACGCTGTGGTCGGCAACTCCTATGTTCCCGACATGGTCGAAGGTATTGCTCACTGGATGGGCAAGCTGGACGCCGGAATGGTGCGGCCTGCCATCGGTGCGACTGATGCCACGCGCGAGGCTTTCGAGACGCTGCGCAATGATGTCGCTGGCATCTTTGAAAGCCTGCTGACCGATAGCGAACGGGCGACCCGTCAACTGGCCCGCGACATGGCCATCCTCGACAAGAGCCTGGCTGAAGGACTGATCTCCCGAACCGAATACGAACAGGCGCGCGGCGGCGTTGCGGCTCAAGGGCTGGAAACCGGGGAGCCGATTGCTCCGCTTGGCGCGATGGCTGACGGGCGCGACATTGCGACGATGATGCGAGAAGGCATCAAGGCGTCGCAAGATGCTTTCGACGATGCCGCCAACGCTTTCGCGGACACGTTCGCGCAAGGCATGGGCCGGGTTCTGGATGGCGACATCAAGGGCCTGTTCAAAGACCTGTTGCGCGATGTGATGGACAACGCCCTTCGCGATCTGGGCCGGACCTTGTTCAGCGCGATGGGCGGCAGCGCTCAAGGCGGCGGCGGTGGTTTCTGGGGCACCATTCTCGGCGCCATGAAAATCCCCGGCTTCAAGACCGGCGGCTCGTTCAAGGTCGGCGGGTCCGGTGGTGCCGACAGCCAGCTGATGCAGTTCCGCGCCACGCCGGGCGAGATGGTCGACATCCGCCGGCCGGGGCAGGACGCGGGCGGCGGGATGGTCGTTCACGTCAACCCCTCCCCCTATTTTGACGTTCAGGTCGAGCGTGTCGCCGCCCCAATGGCGGTCCAGGCTGCCGCCACGGCCTACGGTGCCACGCGGTCGGACATGGCCACGGCCCAGCGTCGTTCCCGGCAAAGGTTCGTCTGATGGCCATCACCCTGCCAGCCACTCCGGGGCCTCGCAACATCACCGCACGGCTGGTTAGCCGCCGCCGTGATCTGGAGCCGACATTCAACGGGCCGACGAGCCGCGTTCGCCGGATAGGTTCGCGGTGGTCAATCGACTTTGACTTGCCGCCGATGACGTATTCGGATGCGATGGTCTGGGTTGCGGCCCTGACCTCGGCTGAAGCCGACACGGTGATCCTGGCGGTGCCGCAGCCCGGTTTCTCGGTCGGTTCGCCCGGCTCGCCACTGGTCAACGGGGCCAGCCAACTCGGATCGACCATCGACCTTGACGGGTTCTCGACTTCCTACGCGGCTAAAGTCGGCCAATGGTTTAACGTCACGGTTTCCAGCCGCCTGTATTTGTATCAGGTCGCGACAGCAAAGACGGCCAGCGCCGACGTGATGAATGATCTGGTGATCAATCCTATGATCCGCGCCTCGCCCGCGAACAACTCGGCCGCCGACTTCGCGACGCCGAAGATCGAGGGCTTCCTGTCAGGCGACCAGACCGCGTGGACGGTGGACACCGCCCGCCATGTCGGCCTGTCGTTCACGATCACCGAGGCGCAATAGATGGCCCTCGACGGAACGCTCGACACGGCCCTTCGGGGAGCCGCGCCCCTTGTCGTTCATCTGGTCAAGATCGTTCTGCCCGGCGGGACCATCCGGGTTCTCGACGGCGCCGGAACGCTGACCTTTAACGCCGAGACCTATACCGGCGAGGACGCGACCTTCGGGGTGCTGGATAGCCTTGAAGCCATCGGGGAGCAGGTCGGGACCGAAGCCCCCGCAATGCGCCTTACGTTCCTCCCCGCATCCCTGTCGGCCCTGTCGCAACTGACGACGCCGTCTAATCAAGGCTCGCCGGTTTCAATCTGGTTTGGGGCCGTAGACCCGGCAACGGGCCTGTTGCTTGGAACCCCCGAGGCGCTGTTCGTCGGGGAACTGGACACTGCCGATGTCGAGGTCAGCACGAACCGCACGGTGATCAGTTTCAACGTCGCTTCGGCCTGGGAGCGGCTGTTTGCGATCAATGAAGGCCACCGGCTGAACAACGCTTTCATCCAGTCGCTTTATAGCGGGGCGCTGGGTGCCTCGTTCGTTATCGCCGTCCAGCGTGACTTGCCGTGGGCGTATGACGCGCCCCGGCCCGGCGTCGTCGCCGATCTCAACGGCGGCTCGCTCGTTAGGGGTGGATCGCCCGTGATCGGCGGCGGCGGCGGAGTCGCCGGGGGCGGCGGCTCCGGCTCCGGCGGCGGGTTCGGGGTGAGCTTTTAGGTGGAGCTATGTTCTGCTAATGTTTTCGGGCTGAGGGGGCGTTCAAGCGCCGCGCCTCAGCCCTAACCGCAACGATCACAGGACTGATCATCATGGCTACCGAAAAACTAACCCAAAATTTCTTTGAGCGCCACGGCGGTAAGATCGAGTTCTCGGGGCCGGATGACTGCTGGCTCTGGAATGCTGGGAGGTTTCACGACGGCTACGGCAGGGTCCGGGTAAGCAGAAAGATGCGGCGCGCTCACCGCATGGGATGGGAGGCTGAGAACGGCCCCATCCCGCAGGGCATGGTGATTCGTCACAAGTGCGACACACCGCTCTGCGTCAACCCGGCCCATCTGGAGCTGGGCACGCAGGCCGACAACGTGCGGGACTGTGTTGAGCGCGGGCGGAGCCGGTTCGGCGTGACCCAAGGCGCGGCCAGCGGCATGGCCAAGCTCACCGAGGCCGCCGTGGTGGCTATCCGGGCGGACTACGTTCGCGGCAGTCTTTCGCACGGCCAGACCGCCTTCGCCCGGAAATTCGGAGTAAGCCAGCCGCTGATCGGCATGATCATCCGCCGCGAAATCTGGAGGCACATGTGAATCCGCTGATTCTCAGGCAGTGCGCGGCACAGGCCACAATCAATCGTTTCCAAGGCAAGCCCCTACAGCTCGGCAAGAACGACTGCGTGAGAATGGCGGTGTTTTGCCTCCGACAGTTGGGCGTGAAGTTCTCGCTGCTGAAGATCGGCCCCTACAAAACCGAGATCGGCGCGGCCAAGGTTCTGAAGGACTTGGGCTTCGCCAGCATCACCGAGGCGGTGGACGCCTTGGGTCTGCCGCGCATTGCCCCGGCTATGTGCCTGCCGGGCGACATCATGACCCTGAAGGCCGCCGGGTCGGATGACGTGGCGTTGGCCGTCGCGGTCGGCAATGGCCGAGTCCTGGGCTTCTGGGAAACGGCGGGCGTGTGTGCCGTGTTCCAGCCGGTCGAATACGGCACCGCGTGGAGGTCCATCTAATGGCGATGGTTCTGGCAGCAGTAGGAACGGCGGTCACTTGGGTCGGAACGACCGCCGCCGCTATCTCTGCCTCGGCCTCGTTCTATCTCGCATCGGTCACCGGTATGAGTTGGGTCGCTGCCGGGACGGTGGTGAGCGCGGTTAGCCAACTGGCCCTGTCCGCTGCGACGACCGCCCTGATGACGCCAAACGTGGGCCGGGGCGGTTCTCCGATAGCGTTCAAGGCTGATCCGTCTGCCCCGATCTCCGGCGTGATGGGCCGGTTTGGTGTCGGTGGCCGCCAGCTTCATGCCAACGTCTGGGGGAAGGACAACCTTTTTCTGTCGTTCGCGGTCGCCCTCTCGCTCGGCCCGATTGAGTCGGTCGAGGGCTTCACGGCCAGCGGCGAGGCAGTCACCTTCCCCGGCGCTCAAGGTCTGGCGGCGGCGACCGAGCCCTATATCAACAAGATGTGGCAGACCTATCGGCTGGGCTTGCCGACCGACGCCTATCTAGGCCCGCCGACCGGCCTGTCGGATGGCACCCCGACCATGAGCGAGTGGACCTCGGCGCATACCCTGCCGGGCTTCGCACAAACCTTCTGGACGATGAAGAACAACTCCAAGCGGGAGGGATACCAAAGCGGCGTCCCGGCCCCGCTCTGGACCCTGCTCGGGATGAAGGTTTACGACCCCCGGCTCGACTCGACCTATCCCGGCGGATCGGGTTCGCAGCGCCGGACGGACTGGACGACGTGGACCTATAGCGCGAACCCCTATCTTCACGCCCTCGCATGGGTCCGGGGTCACCACAAGCTGGTCGCTGGCGGGACCATTGACCTGACGAAGCGCCTTGCGGGCGTCGGGGCACCAGACGCGGCCATCGACTTCGCCGCCTTCGTTGAGGGTGCCAACGTCGCGGACGCGAACTCCTGGACGATCTCCGGCGAGTGGACGACCGCCGACGACAAGTGGCAGACGCTGGCCGCCATGCTTCAAGCCGGTGGCGGTGTTCCGATCAGCCAAGGCGCTCAGATCAGTTGCATGGTCGAGGCTCCCCGCACGTCGCTGATGACGGTGACGGGTGCGGACATCGTCGGGTCGGTCTCGCTCAACGTGATGGCCTCGCGCCGGGACCGGCCGAATACGGTGATCCCGCGCGTTCGCCTTGAGGCGCACAAGTTCGAGGAGGTCGCGCTCGGCGCGGTGACCTCGGCAACCTATGTCACAGAGGACGCGGAAGAGAAGCGGGTCATCGAGACCTCCTACCGTTTCGTCGGCGTTGCCAAGCAAGGCGCGGAACTGGCGGGCTATGGGCTGGCCAACACGCGCGAGACCCTGAAAGCCTCAATCCCGTGCAAGCCCTACCTTCTCGGCCTTCGCGCCGGGGACGCGTTCACGGTCACTGAACCGGAACTCGGCCTGAGCGGCCAAAAGTTCGTGGTCATGCGGCGGTCGTTTGATCCGTCATCCTCAATCGTGACGCTTGATGTTCGCTCCGAGACGGACGCGAAACACGCTTACGCGCTCGGCCAGTCAGCGGATGCCCCGGCAAGCCCCTCGCTTACGGCACCCGACCCCGTGCCGACCACGCCCGACACTGCGGACTGGACTGTCGTTGCCCGCCCGGTCGAGGCGAGCGGGGTGCAACAGCCCGGCCTGATCGTCACCGGGCCTGCGGTCAACGAGAACATCGGCACGGTTCTGGTCGAATACAGCACGTCCGGCTCCGGCCCTTGGGTGCAAGCCTATTCCGGCCCGCCGACCATCGCGAGCGTCGAGATCAATGGCCTGATCGGCGGCACCGCCTATTATGTCGGGATCACTTACTGGTCGGTTCGGGGCGTCCCCTCGGCGCAACTGGTCAAGGGGCCTTACACCGCGCCGGGTCTGACCTCGGGCGACGTGGTGCCGATCACGCCGGGCAACGTCGCCGGGACGCCTTCGCTCTCGATCTCGACCACCATCGTCGCGGACGGAAGCCAGGTCAGCCGCCTGTCGGGTTCGTGGACCCCGCCAACCAACGCCCTGACCTATGTGGTTGAGATCGACAACGGGACGGTGACGACGCAGTTCGCGGCCCCGGATGCATCCATCGCTGACCGGATTGTGACGACCGGCCCGACGTATCGCTATCGGGTCAAGGCCCTGAGCCGCACGGGAACGCTCTCGACGGCGTGGTCGTCGTGGTCGTCAAATGTCACGGCGGCTGGTGATGTGACCGCGCCCTCGGCCATCATTTCCGGCAGCGTCACCGTCATTGGCGGGCGGCGTCTGCGCGTGATTTTGAAGCGACCGTCAAACGACGACTATTCCCACTCGCTGTTGTATCGAAACACGACGGGCATCAGCCCTGACGACACTCCGCAAAACCCTATTGCGGAAGTCTTTGGCGACACCTACGTCGATGTCGCGGCGACGGTCGGCTCATCCTCGCGCTATTGGGCGCGTTCGGTGGATCGCACTGGCAATGAGTGCGACACGGCGACGTATCTGGGCGCGGCCACGGCTACCTTTATCAGTGTCGCGGGCGGCGATGTCAGCGCCTCTGATGCCGACTTGGTGACCGTCAACGGACTGACGCCCGCCAATCTTGACACCGCTAATGTGTTGCGGAGAACCGGCGGAGGTCTGTTTACCGGGGCGCTTGCCGCGACTGACGACTCGGCAGTCACCGCCTTGGCCGGAACGCTTGGCCCATTGGCAACGTCTGCCCTGACAGAGGCGAAGGTTCAGGGGCGATGGTTCGGCCAATACGCCGGGGACAGTGCCGCCAACACGGCGGGCCTTCAAAACGGCGACTCCTATGTGGACACGTCCGTTTATCCGCCGGTTCTAAAGGGCAAAACGGGCGGCACGATCTATGAGATTTCGGAGACCGGCATTCTGCTTGACACCGATACCGACGTTGACCTCGTCGGGACCGGGACGACCTTCACGGACGTTCACAGCTACACCCTGCCCGCTGCTGTTTCGACTTCATCTTTTTTCGTTATCCAGCTGGGCCTCTCGATTGTTTCAGGCACCACAGTCAGCGGCAGCGGGGTCACCGCTCCGTCCGGCCTTTGGCAGCTTTGGGAGTTTGACAGCGCCAGCACGGACGCGACGAAACGGCTGGTTCATTCCGGCGCGTGGGCTTCGCAGATCGTCGGAGCGGGTCCGAACGCTGCAAACCTGACCGACATCACGGTCGACGGCGACAATTACAGCGATATCAGCCGCCAGTGGAAGTTTAAGTTCGGCGGCGGTGGCATTTTGAAATTGCGAATGCATCAAGACGGCGGGCCGAACCTGTCTAATGCCCGTTCGCATATCCGCGTCACAATCCAGCGGAACTAACCGCGACCCGCGCCTGACGCTCAACCCTTATCGAGAGCCTGCCGATGACCCTGCACTCAGACGCCCGCAAGCTGAATTGGGCGATGATCGGCGTGATGCTGACTCTTGGCATCCAGATCGCGGTCCTGATCTTCTGGGGCGGCGGCATTAATCAGCGGGTGGCCAGCCTTGAGCGCATCGTCGGCCCTCTCGCTGACGGAACGCTGGCCCGGCTGGATGAGCGCACCCAGGCGATGAAGGAACAACTCGACCGCATAGAGAAAAAGGACGGGCAATGACCGACCCGGACAACCCCGTTCCCGAACCGTCGCACCGCTGGCGGCGCTGGGTCACCATCGGTTACCTGATCGTAACGGCTGGCCTGCTGGGCTTCATCGTCTACCAGATGACCGAAAGCGCCCCGCTGCGTGACGTGGCGCTGGCGCTTATCGGATCGCAAGCGTTCTTCGGACTTTTATATATGGCCGGAGCATCGGCGTCCGACCTTGCCCGGATCGTCGCAAGCTGGAAGCGGTCCAGCTAACCCCTCTCAATCGAACGGAGCAGCCTAATGGCCTTCGCCTTCGGAGCGCGGTCGCGCGCCCGCTTGACCGGCGTTCACCCTGATCTGGTGCGCGTGGTTGAACTCGCCCTGACCTATAGCCCGCACGATTTCACCATCACCGAGGGCCTGCGGTCGGTCGCTCGCCAGCGTGAACTTAAGGCGGCGGGCGCATCGCAGACGATGAACTCGCGCCACATTACCGGCCACGCCATCGACTTCGCGGTCCTGGTGGGCGGCAAGGTTCGCTGGGACTGGCCGCTTTATGGTCAGGTCGCGGAAGCGTTCCTGCGGGCGGCAAAGGAATTGAACGTGCCGATCATCTGGGGCGGTTCATGGAAAACCTTGCGTGACGGGCCGCACGTCGAACTCGACCGGCGGCGCTACCCGTGATCGACGCCCTGCTGTTCTTTGCGATGGGCTGGTTCGTCGGCATCGCCAGCGTCTTTCTCGCTATCATCTGGGCTTACCGCAAGGGCGTCGGCGGATGATCGCCCGCGTCCCGTGGCGGCTGGTCGGCTACATCCTCGCCGCCGTGCTGGCCCTTGCCGCGCTCAATCACTTCGCCGGGTTCGTGCCGTTGACGCCTCAGTGGTCGGCGCGTCAGGCCGTGGCCAAGGCCGAGCGGCTGGAAGGTCAGGTCTCGACCCTGGAGCGCCAAGCCACCGGCCAAGCCGAGATCAGCACCGCCACCGAAACTTTCCACACCAGAGAGACCATCATCCGCGAGATCGCCTCGCAGGCTGAAACCGAAGCAAGGGATGCCCCCGATGCGACGACGCCTCTATCTCAAGAGCGGGCTGATCGCCTGCGCCTTAACGATCAGCGGGTGTGCCTCAGTGCCCCCGCCATCTGCGGCAATCCTGACCCTGCCGCCGGTCGCCCGCCAGCCTTGCCTCCTGCCGGTCCTGCCGGATAGCCCGACGCTGGCCGATCTAGACGCCACCTATGCCGCCAGAGCTTCTGCGCTGGCCGTGTGTGATGGTCGGCGGGATTTAGCGGTCCAGTCATTCGATGCCCAGACGCGGGCGCTGACACCCCCTCCCCGCCCGTGGTGGCGTCGTCTGATGGGTGGATGATGGCCCTGTCGTTCATCCCGCCCGATGACAGTGAATATCCCCGCTGGGTCACCCAGACCCAGATCAAATATCTGGAGGCCGTAAAGGAACACGGCAGTCAGAGCGCGGCCGCAAGGGCGCTCGGCGTCCACAAGAACGCAGTCTGGGAGGCGCTGGACACCTACAAGAAAGCCGCCGCCCGTCGAGGCATTGCCCCCGGCCATTTTAACGACGGCACCGCCCCCGGCTTCGTCATGGGCAAGGTCACCATCCAGCGCGGCCCCGGTGGTGTCGAGCGGGTATGGGAGCGCCAGTCCCCGGATGCCGAGGCCCAGGCTGAACGGTTACAAGCGATCAAGGCGGGGCTGCTTGATGGCCTCCAGCCTGTCGCGCCGCTATCCGCCCCGGATTACACGGACGACGATCTGCTGACGGTCTATCCCCAAGGCGATCCCCATGCGGGCCTCTATGCGTGGAAGGACGAAACCGGGCAGGGCTTCGACCTGGTGGAGTTCGAGCGCATCACGAAGGCCGCGATTGACCGGCTGGTGGCGTCTGCGGCGCCCTCAACCCATGCGCTCTATATCGACCTCGGGGACATT